TCAAAATCCGTTGCCTCCGGATCAGACCAAGTACCGCCGCTTCTGGGTGAAAGAAATTTCCAAATTTGAGAGAGCTTCGGCCCCTCGGTCCTCTGCTGTCCATTGACTCTGTAGCCGCCCCGGTTTCATCAAGAAGGCCGGTCGACCGGGTGGCGTTAATCCTTACAGTCCGTCGCCAGACCCTCGCTCAATCTTTGCGTCTCAATTACTGTATATCCAAACAGTATCAGTAAGGCACAATGATGGACCGCTACGAAATTGAAGACACCGACGACTGGCTCGGCAGCCCGACGCCGCTCGAAACCTGCCGACACTCATTGCGCATCTATGAGAACGAAGTCCAGGAACTGACCCTGCAACTGCGCCAGGCTCGCGAGAAGATCTTCAAGCTGGTCGAGATGCACGCGGAAGCTGCCAAGGAACGGGACATGCTTAGGGCTCAACTCGCCATCGCCAAAGCAGAATCGGCCGCAGCAAACCGCAGGGCCACTGATATCGAGACCAAAACCAACTGGGAGCTGATGGCCAATAACAAGCACATCACCGAACTATCGACCCAGATTCGACTTCTCAAAGGCGTAAATCCACACGCCGATCCATTCCCTCATCAGCGGGACAACTCGCGCACGTAAGCCTGGCACGCGGCCAGCGCGATCAATCCTCGGTCACCTTCATCGGTGATGGCGACAATTCTTTGAGCATGCGCTGGGTCAAGTTCGGCACGAACGGCTCCATGAACCACGCCGCCGGCGCCGGCGGTGGCAGGCACTGAACAGCCACCGGCTGAACCCTGGGCGAGGACGACTGACAGCCGCAGATCAGAAGTGGCAAGGCGATCGCGCAGGCGAGCCTGTTCTTGTTGCGCATTTGTTAAAGTCTCATGGTGGGATTGGTCGCTGGCCGCCAGGCGCTGCTCGAGCACCAGGCGTTTGTCCTGCTCGGCCTTCTGCGCAGCGGCGCCGACCATGGCCAACTGATTGAGGGTGTCGGTGTGCAACCGCGCCTGCTCGGCTAGTTGCGCGCTGTAACGCCAGCTCTGCACCTGCCAGGCACAGATGGCAACGAGCAGCACCAACGCCAACGCACCGACCGCTCGCCATGCCGCCGGGCTCACGGCACATCCTTGAAGAAGACATGGCCGCCCAGCTTCAGGGTCTGCTTCGCCTTCGCGGCCCAACCTGGCGGTGTCTTCATGCTGATCGCGTAATAGTGCGTCGCGCCACCAGTTGGATCGGGCACCTTGCCGTCGATCACCTGGTCGGCCACGACTCGACACTGTGCCAGCTCACGAAACGGGATTTGCTTCACGCCGATCAGGAACTGATAGTTCGGGTCGGTCTTGTTCCAGCAGCTGAACTGGTACGGCTTCTGGCACACGCCGGCATAGCCCTCCCCCCACCAAGACCTCTCCTTACCATCGAATACACGATTGCGGATCGTCCAAGCCACGGCGACTTGGCCAGCCGACGTTTCGCCTCGGGCCTCACCCCAAATCGTTCGCGCGAGGATGTCGCGGTCTTTTTCTGTAACAGGCATCACTTTACTCCAGGCAAAAAAATGCCGGCGAATGTGCCGGCGCTTGGGGGATCTGCAGCAGTTGCTGCGCGGTAATGGGCATTTCGATACTCCCGATTTCTCATGTGATAAAGTCGCGCTCCGGAAACGAGTCTCCAAGCGGTCCGCCCCAATGTTCAAGGTCGCCTTAGAATGAAATCAAGCAACTCACAATACCTTTCAAAACTTGATCATCTTCGTTTTATTGCGGCCTTAATGGTTCTTACCTGGCACGTGATGCGATATGACGCACAAGTACCGACGACGCTAATACCAAGTTTCTGGCCTATAAGTTTTTTTTCTGAAGGGCATACTGGCGTTGCTCTATTTATGGTACTCAGCGGTTTCATATTCATGACCCTTTGCCATGACCGAGAACTAAACTACTTTCCATTCATTAGAAACAGACTTCTACGAATTGCCCCGTTATTCATAACATGGACACTACTTTACTTTTATATAAGTGAAATCGACCCAACAAAACTTATTGTAGCGATTGGAGCATTACTTAACAAAAGCACCATCCCGGGGGTCGGCTGGACCATTGTAGTGGAGTTCCAATTCTATTTCCTGTTTCCATTTCTACTAGTCTTCTCTCAGAGAATGGGAATTCGGTATCTTGCTGCGTTAGTAGCGGTAGCTGTAGCGATGCGATGGGGTATTTGGTTTACACGCGGTACAGTGCAGGACCTTGCATATTCCACAATTTTTGGCAGAATCGATCAATTCCTACTCGGGATGATTTCCTGTGTAATGCTACGAAGGCACCCGAACTACTTCAAATCGCCAATTGTACTAGTAACACTAATTATTGCGTGGTCATTCTTGTACCACAGATTCGATGTACTTGGCGGCTACTTCGACAACAAAGGATATCCGTCTCCCTCGTCTGTCTGGATTTACCTTCCGACTTTGGAAGGGATATTCTACGGAGCAATTACCGCCGCTTACCTTGGCACAGTGCATCTACTCCCAAGGAGTATTGACAAAGCTGTTGCTTGGCTCGGGATGCTTAGCTACTCACTGTACCTTAATCATCCCTGGGCCATTGAAATCGGAATGAAAATTCTAAAGCCTTTCGCTGTCGACATGTCGAACTTCTGGATAGCGTTAACTTTAGGCATGATTATCGTTTTCCCAATACTGCTAGTTATGTCGATTGGTACATACTACCTAATCGAAAAGCCATTTCTTGAGATGAGGACGAAGTACTTGAAGCCGCTCAGGTCGATGGACACAGAGTCCAACCTTTCGATAACTGACACTATGGTTGCTGAAACAGCAGATCCAACGCCAGACAGGACTACCTCGACCTCTTAAAAAATATTCACCACTTGTGATCGACAGCACTTGGGGCGACGAAAATCTCTACGCTCGCATGGCTCCTGGCAGGCGTACATTTGATCAGAGATTTTTTCCAGGATGCTGCTGCTTTCCAATCTATACTGCTCAGCAGTACATTATTCAAAAATCATAGGAATTAGCCATGGCAAAGCGTGACGTTGACCCGATGTTCAATGAAGATCCTAACGAACGCCCTACGTCATTAAAAAAGGCGGTTGGTATCGCTGCCATAATTCTAGCAATTGGCGCCGTGGGCCTCTTCGTCGTCGCAGTTGTGCCGCATGACGCTGCACCCAATAAGCCTATTCCTGCCACGCAATTTAGATAATCTAACGGATTACAGCCCAATGGCCTCCGATAATAAAACCCCCGGGAAGCGAATAGTTTTCCTAGACTCACTACGAGCCCTTGCCGTTCTAATCGTACTTTGGGGACATGTTTTCTCAATGGGAATTAACGATCCAGGCACCATAAGCGCTTGGGTCCCAGATGTTACAGGTTTAGCCTTTGGGCCAACCACTATCGCGGACAACATACATGGGCAAATTGGTCTTTGGTTACATTTTACTCTGGGGATCGGTGCTGGTGGTTTAGGCGTATCTCTATTCTTTATTATTAGCGGCTTCGTGATTCTTCGAACTGTTGACAGAACACCTCCATTGCAGTTCATGGTACAGCGTTTTTTTCGAATTATACCCACGTGCTTATTTTGCGTATCACTCGTAGCGTTAATTACATACATCTATTGTGCTAGTCGCGGACTTCACCAGCCGAACAGCATAACTAACGTTATAACTTCTGCCTTCGCAGCAAACTATTTCAACAGCGCATTTAGCACTGTCCCAGTACTCTGGACCCTTGAAGTCGAAATGATTTTCTATGTAGTGATGGCGCTGGGAGTTTTGGCTTTTAACAAGCTGGGATATAAGGCATTGCTAGCAATCTCGTTGTCATGTCTTGCATTCGTCGCAAGTTACGCAATTTCTGAACAAGCCAAACCAGATATTTACCGCCACTTCAGTACTATCGCCGTTCACCTTAGCTACATGATGATCGGTGCTTTCATTTACCGTGCGTATGAAAACAACAGCATTCTCGAAGGTATTTGCTACGTCGCTATATCGGTAGCGACATACTACGGGTGCTACGAATTATACGGCACTGCAACATCCTTCCAAAATATAGGCAGTAACTTCTCCTCAGCGTTAGGAGGATTAATCATATTTATCGCTGGACTTTTCGCTGGATTACAATGGCGGTTTCTCAGCCCTCTGCGCTGGATCGCTTCAATAAGCTACCCCCTATATCTATTGCACGTCCCGCTTGCGTGGGGAGGCCTGTACACGCTCGCATCTTTTGGGGTTGGAATGTACTGGTCTGCAGTCATCTCCACTGCGGTTGTAATTGCTCTTGCCTGGATAACACATCACGCAATCGAAATTCCATCTCAAGCAATAGGCAAAAAGGTAAGCTCACTACTGAAGTCACGCTCCCCTGCCGTCGAGGGAGGGATTGCTTGATATTGGCTTACTAACCACAGCCAAAAGCTCTAGGACAAAGCGCCCGATGTGAGTCTAAATTGACGGTATACCCCCGCATTTACCATTGCGGGGGCAGACCGTATTGCTGCTCCACTCCTCCCCGATTGAAGATCTCTCAATTAGGGTTGAAAACACCCGCATTACGCGGGTGCTTTTTCACTCATCACTGACGGTCGAGTATTCGTTTTTACGTATACTTTCCTCATAGTGAAAAATGGTCGCTCAATCATATAATATGAAAGGCTACTTACTGCGACAATTACCGGAAAAACAACAACTGCAAAATTCGCAAACCAGTGACTAAATGGCAAAAATTCGGAGTGCTTATTGAACATTAACAACAAAGGAAGATGCCAGATATACATCGAGTAGCTTACTTCGCCCAGATAAGAAAAAACCTTATCAACTACACCTGAACCTTTCCACTGTTGATTTAAGTAGGACACAACAAATAAGGCAAACACCGAAGCTTCTATTGTAGGGTAGATTACCCATAACGGATTCTCATGGGACGTCGGCCCATAAAACCCGCCAGTAGCTTTAGCAAACCAAACTACCCAGGCATAGACACACAAGCACGAAATCACTAATGCCGGAATAGAGGACAGGAATTTTGGATACCTCATCGCAATCACAGCTGCGGCCATACCTATAACGAAGTCATCGATCCTTCCTACAATTGTCCAGTACGCTGTCTCTCGGACAGTTCCATCTGTGTCGAACATCAGAAATCTTACACCGACGGCTAACAAAACAAATCCAAAAAGGTATTTAAGGCCGTATCTAGATAGAAACGCAACTAGAAATGGAAATATAAGATAAAACTGAAACTCAACAGGAATGGTCCATACCTGGGAAAACTTTTGGGTAGACAACTCTGCTAAATTTGCAAACGGAGACATAAGCCCTAGAAACTGCACAAACCCGACCTTCATAGGTACAGTAAACGCAGCAATAACCATTACCAACACATAAAGCGGGTATATGCGAATAAACCTATTAAAAACAAAACCCTTATAGTCAATTTCTTTACCATAAGATATTTTTGTTAAAATAAATCCACTCAACACCATGAACAGCGAAACACCAACTCGACCTTCCGCAACGAAGTCCTTCACAAATTGCGGTGCATACCCAGCCTCAGATCTTCCCAAGTAAAAATGAAAAACTGTAACCAGAAAAGCTGCAAAAAACCTAAGATGGTCTAGCCGAGATACATAGGAGATGTTCTTTGAGTGCATTGGCTTTCCTACTTAAGGATTTTATTTTCGCGCAATCATACAGAAAGCCGATGGAACCACGCATCACAAATCTGGCTCAGCCGGCCATGTCACCGCGTTTGGCCAGCCACCGGTACTCGGCAATCTGTTCAACTCAACGCGGTACTGCTTCCACTTTTTCAGCATCACACCTTCTTCAGCGGTCGAGTCGCCAAGATCAACGGCATCCTGCAATGGTGCGACTCGTATTGCTGCCAGCCCTAACAGCTCATCGCGCTTTTTATTAGCTGTCTCTTCAGGTGTTGGGAGCATTAAATTCAAGTAGGCAACATAACGCTGGTCGTGCTGAGAAATCAGGTCTTGGTAGGGATAGGCGTCAGGGTCCTGGGGGCCGAGACTGACAGCGCCGATCACAGTCATCGAGGCATCAGTAAACATTGCATAAAGTTCAGACATGATTTTTCCTCAGAACTCATATTCGGCGGCATACACAGCAAAGCTGCCAGCACCCGCTGCAACGGTCGCGGTATACCAAAGGGTTTGTGGTGTGTCTATCATGATTTCAAATGGTGCCAAGAGCTGACTACCTACAACGGCACCAGCGCAAAATTGTCGAGCACCATTAAGACCCGTTGCATCTAGAGACAATGCAAACTGAATAGCGGCCCCAGGCGACGAGCCTTGGACCGCCAAGGCGCCAGCCACTTTTTTTGCATTCTTTGGAATCAAAGACCCGATGCTAAAAGTAGTTGGAGTGGTCGTTGTGGTTGATGTGCTGAACGGCGAAGACGATTGAATGGTCACCGTTCGCCCAATAACCTTGATCTGTACCATCTGGCCGCTGACATTTGTTGGGACAACCGCAACTAACGCCGAAGCGGTATAGCCCGCCGGCATGTTTGCGCCACCATAGACTTCAGGAATGACCGCAGAAGTCGCGTTGACAGCGAGCAGTGCCGACGTAGTGTTCGATGGGTTGTAGATGGCATAAATGCCGACGAAGCCACTTACTGGTGACGAACCAGCATCCATGCCGCCAGCTCCAACAGTACCAAGGTTAATCGTTTTGTTGAAGCCGGTCAGCCGATAAGTAGGACCGGCTAACGAACCTGCAGCCACTACTTGATCCGCAGTGTACGTACCACTTGCGCTGGCGGAGGTGATGCTCATTCGGCCGTTGATAGCCGCGCCCAAGGCTGGCCCATTGATTTTACGAAGTGCGGCTAGCACCTGGTTTTGTGTGCCTTTCACAGGCGTGATGCTCGCGGCCGTCAGAATCGACATCAGTTCTTCTTGAACGTCATTCGCCCAATCGTCCGTGACTACCGTTGCCTGGATGCCAGCGACCGGGTCACCATCGGTGAACTTATTGTCTACCGTGGCGCCAGGCCCATCAATTCTGTGCATGCTTCATTCTCCGTAAGCGAAAAGCGCTATCGTGTGCGCCGGCTTCAGTTGATTTATTTTGCATTCGAGAGTGTCGTTTCCCCATGTGCGCAATCGCTCCCCAACGGCCGACTGCCCCACACGGAAACTGGTCACCGATACTTCTGGCACCCTGACGAGCCAAGTAAAAGCCCATGGGCCATTGGTGAGTGCATCGCCGGCATGTGATCGGCCAACCCTGAAAGGACTGAACGTCTCGATCGTTACCGTGTAGCCAAGGGCAGCGGCGATTTCGATAAAATACGGGGCGGACTGGCCACCAGTGCTGGTGAGCTTTGCCAGTAGGGCGTTTTTCCGACCCTGGAGCGTTTCCTCCAGCACACCCGAACATTTATCTGGGAGCCCGACTACGCGCTCCCAATCGCTGAGCAATTCGTTTGTGCTCGCCGGGTTGGCCTCGACCGGCAGGGCTTCGCCTCGTCCATCCACCCGGGCAAGTTCGATTGACATGCCGTTGAGCAGGTCGTGCAGTGTGGTACCGGCTTCCCGCGGGAATGCCTGACCGGGCGGCAGCAGCGTTTTCAGCTGCTCCAGGTAGTCGGCAGCTGTCGGCATTACGCCTCCTAAAAGCTGGAGAAGGTTATCGTTCCCGGGACGGCCATATGCCCGGTGGCATGAGTAACGTCTGCTGTCGGAGACGTGATGGCGTTATCCGATTCGCCGGCCGCGACCGACACCGCTTCACGCAAACGGCTGATCAAGGTAGGAGCGCCTGGTTTCGCGTCTCGCACGATGAGATCGGCTACCTCTGCCCGGACTGCCGCTTGAACCGCTGCAGTATTCGGGGAGAGTTTCACGGCCATGTTCAGTGGATCAGCGACCGGGGCTGCGACGAACACTTCGGCGGTGACTGGACACCGAGCATTGATGTAGGCCTGCACCTCGGCGACCTTCGCCGGAGTTGGGATAATGTTGGTTTCACCGTCGCAGACAAACAAAACGGTGACAGTGCCCGCCCCCATTTGAAGCGGGTAGACCCAGACCCGCGTAACGCCGGGAACCTCCAGCGCCCACAGCTCATAATCTGACTCAGCCCCGCCGTGCGGGGGTTGGCGGATCCGCTTCAGCAGCCTACTGAGCAACTGAGGGTCGGTTTCTACGTCGAGTCCCCCATCAATATCGGATGCCGCTGACCCAGTGGACTGCACGCCAGCCACAGGGGACAGTAGAAAAAGAGGTGTGCCGGCCGCCGCATCGCCAGCGGCGCCGGCCTCAACCGCCACGACCGTGGGCTGCAGGGTTGATCCGGTGAATACCCCATCAGCCAGGACACGATACTGAACACCGTCCTGCCGCTGGAGAATCGTTCCGGCCGGCACAGTTGAGCCAACCGCGCCAGCAAGAAGAGCCGCGCCCGTCGCATAATCGGCGGCCTTGCGAAACACCTTCCAGATCGCCGCCCACCGTTCGAGGTATTCCTTCTCGGCGGTGTCGATGATCGCCTGTTTGGCTGCCCATTCGAGGAAGCCGTAAAGCATGTGCACCGCGCCGGCCTCAGACCGGGCGAGAATCCCGAGCAGCGATCTACGAAGCACCGCGCTTTGAACGCCTGTCACGCGGCCGCTGATATCGGTGGTAACCCGGTCGATAAGCTCCGGTAGTGTGGGTCGAGCAAATGGCATCAGGCAGCCCTCTTGCCGGCCTGAGCCGACCATTCGTAGTTGTATCGGAAGCGAACCGCAGGACCGGTTGGCCGGTCGATATCAATCTCCAACAGCATCACGCCCATGGAGTAATACGTCGCGGTGACGCCGATCTTCGTGGAGACCACGTCGTCAATCATCCAGGCC